CAGCAATCTTTTCAGGTTTATCTAATTTTCCTTGATCTTGAAGGGCACGTTTATCTCCAGTCTCGCCTAGACGATTAGATCCCTTACCTCGTTGTTGCACAAACGATTTCTGTACTGCCCGATCGCCGTTTTCATCCATGATATCTTCGCCCAACGGGCCGGCAGGTCGAACATCTATCTGTCCTACACGAGCGTATTTACCTATAATCTTCATACCTACGCTATGATCAACCTGGCCAAAAACTTGTTTCTCAGTTGTGATAGTCGTTATTTCAAAAAATACCGTCCCATAACTGAAATAGTCACCTTCAGCCATTTTTATTTCTCTATCTAATAAATCTCGTGATTGTATAAATACTTCAATCGATGATACACCTTCGGATCCATATCGGTTTGTTTTATACTCTGTTGGTTGCCATGAAACATACGCTTCAATTTCCACGGGAGGATCAAAAACCTTATTAGTTGCCTCTTCATATACGTCATGTACGTCGCTGAGATCTCTCCTTACTTTAAAGTAAAAAATACTTTGACCTCTAACGTCTTTCGTTATTTCTTTTGTTAGATCTGATATAAAATCAACTTCACGGTGAGTAATAAAAAGCTTAGACATTCACTTATCCTACTATGATAGCTTGCCCATTTGGAATGGGTATAGACTTTAGTATTGTTTGTAGGTTCTCGGCAGCGCCGGCTTCATCCTCTAATAACTTGCTATAGGTTAGAGAGTCAAGTAATTCAATCATATTAGTCCTTAATTTATCCTGTTCTTCTCTTGCCTGTGATATTAGATCTCCCCCATTTAATGATAGATCACCCCCCGGAATTGGCACTGATGCAAATTTTGATCTAACTTGCCCTAATAACTCTTTCGCTAATGAAAATGCATATTGGCGGGTCCATTGCCGACCTATGCTATTTATCTTTCCGTACTCTAAATTTCCGTATGGGACATTTGATAAATTACTGACACCTGATATTGATGAATCGCTATATGCTGGATTTAGTACGTCAGGAGAAAATCCAACTCTTACCCATAATTTCCCAGGTGTACCCTTGGTAGGAACAGGGTATACTCTTAGTTTTGTCCCGGTAATCTTATACGAATAATTCGATCTCCTAACCCTAGATGACATATCAAGCATGCCACCACGTAAAATATCTTCAAAGACAGGAAGTACATAAAAAACCGTTTCGGGTGTAAAAGACTCAAAAGAAAATTCATTATTAAGATAATTTATTGCAGACGTAGTATCGAAAAATCTATATGCTGCCTGGTTAGAAAAATGAAATACCTCAAATATCCTCATTTTAGTACGAGGATTATTATTTGCACTGGTAAAAAGAGCATTTCCAGCAGAGTCAGATAACTCAGTATATATATCGTAATCTTGCCTATTCGTTTCTAGTGCTATACTACCTGAAAGTGTGTCATAAGAGCCGCCTAGACCGGCTTCCATTGCATATGGTTCACCTCGCCTAAGCATAAACTCTAAATTTTCGCGGGGAAACTTTTGTTCAGAGCCACTTAAACTTCCGGTTGCATTTCCCAATAAATTACCTAGTTGAGATTTTGCCTGGGCTTGATTTATTATAGATCCAAACTCTAAAAAAGATTCTTCAAAGCATGCCCAAACCTGCCTTTTTGTCAGCTCAACGCTAAGAATATCATCTCCCAATTTTCTCTTAGTATAAGTGACCATTGAATCAGCATCGGTCTGGAATGTTTTATCACCATCAAAAAACCCAAAAGGTGTTGGTTTTAATGTCTGTGCAAATGTCGCCATCACATCTCCGATCGTATAAGACTAATTATAAAAATGAAAACAAAGAATTAAGATACAAAATTCTTTGCAAACAAAATTGCAGCCATGGTAAACTGAACTACTGCAAATATAGTGATAGCCTTCGTCTTAAAAGATTTCAAATCTTCTATCTCAGTTGTCATCTTCTGTAAGTGTGTAGGAGAAGCTATTTCATCAATCTTTGATTTCCATAACCCTAATTCTTTAACCTTGTCTTCTTTTAAATGAATTATAGCAACTTCAGATCTTAACTCTTGAATATCAGTCTTTAGGCCATCTATGCCACCAGCAAGTGTCTCTAGCTCCTTAAGAACAAGTCTAGAATACTCATTCCACCCATTTTGATTATCTGCAGACATTTTTATCTCTCTTCAGCCATTAGTTTTGCTAGCTGGTTAGCACTTAACGCTTCATGGCATAAGCTAAGTATTTTTTGCTTATTACAATCTTCTAATGCTTCGGAGTATATCATATTAATATTTCTAAGTATTATGGCATTTGAAGTAATATCCCAAGCCATCCCTAAATATCCTAGCTCATCGCCTTCTTGGGTGAATCTCCTGGTAATCGTCATGTAGAACACTTTTCCATTTGTGTCCAAAAACTTATGTGCCTTTTTATCATCTGATTTCTCAGCATCAGACTTACATTCACGTAGAGCTTTTTTCACATTCTTTTCAGAAAATAACTCGTCCTCTAACTTTGCGCTAGGGTTCATTATGCTATTTCCCTTAAGTGCCCTAACCTTTCCATTAACGTCAACAGACCAAACCAATAACGGTATTGGAAAACTTGTGAATATATGATCTAAAAGCTTTGTCTCTTCTTTAAGCTGGACATCACGATCAGTTAAACCGTCTACAAGGTTTCTCAATTTTTCTAGTCCATGTCTCATTTTTTAGTCCTCATAATAGAATAGATGAATCCCCCCCCGAAGGGGGGGATATTATAATGTTCAACTAGCTATTAAGCTAAGGCTAGACTAAGTGTGTTGGCCGCAACGCCGTCCTGTACGCCATGGCAAAGCCATGCGACACCTGCCGTAGCAGAGATACATGTAAGTGTCCAAGACGTGCTCATTAGAGCAGTGGCAGCGACTGTCAAGGTGTCAAATGCTGCACCAGCAGCCATGTTGTCACCGTCACCCTTTGGAAGAACACCCAGTATCTTCTCAGCTCCGGGAGTTGAAATCGTTAGAGTCTGGGCAGCGGTACCGACCATGACGAATGTGTATGTACACCCAACCGTACTAGCCGTAAGGACCGGCAGAACTAGTGTCTGGTTATCCACGGTCATTGCCGGGACCGTTATAATAGCACCTGATTCTGCAATTGTTAACGGGACACGTATTGCCGAATCAGCAGCGGCATCGGTTAGTGCAATAACGTTACGCTTAGAATTCATCTGTCCGCCGGTTATTTGTATACCGCCGCCGGCAACCTGATGTAAGCCTTTTTTATCTGTAAATTTTACCTGTGGCATGATCTTTCTCCTTTATTATCTGCATGCTCTCGTACCGCCGGCAGTTTCAGCTGATCAAAGGTACGGACCTAAATGCTAATTAGGAGGAAAATTTAGAAAAATTTACTCGGGATCCCCGTTGAGAAATTTGCGAATCCTCTTTCCTAGACCTCGGGGTCCTAAAAGTAATTCTGAAGAAAATTCACGCTCGACTAAATTTATGAAACTTTCTACTTTATTTTCCATGATGGTCAAGCGATCAGTCAATTCTTTGACTTGTTTATCGGTTGATACGCTTGCTTTGGTTGTTTTGGTTGTTTTTGTTGGAGATGTCTTTTTTGCCGGCTTAGCTATAGCTTTTAATGCCGGTTTGGGGGTTCTAGATGCCATCTGATGCTCCTTAGGAATAAGTTAATATATTCCCCTTATTTGTAACAACAAGTGTCTCTAGCGTAAAAATAAGCGTAAAAATAAAAAGGGAGGGCGAATTCGCCCTCCCTAGTTAAGTCATCTTAAACTTATCTAATTAATTAGATGATGTTCAAATCAAGACATGTAACAGTACCGTAAAAATCGGAACGAACCATCTTCTTACCATAACGAGTCATGACACCCTTACGTGGGGTGAAATCCTCAGGCGCGAAAATCGTTGGCGTAACGATAAGAGGTACATACGGAGCATATACATAACCAGTCTCAAGATAGCTACCACCCTTATACCCAACAAGAATTCTGTTGCGTGGAAAGTAAGGATCCTTGTAGACCGTGAAACGATTACTCAATGTACCAACCTTGTCGGCACCAAGCGTCATAGGCGCTTGAACCTGGCCATCACTATCCAGCCCGTAAGACGGTCTGTAATAAACTGAGGCCTCAAGGATCGTAGCAATGTCAGGACTAACAACGATAAAGTTAGCAGAACCGCGGAGGGTCTTGCGATGGATCGTGTTAGCAACGTCGATGATGGTCTCAATAAGGGTCTCATACCAATCTCGAACTGTACCAGTAAAGGCAGGTCCAGGATCGAGACTAGAAGCACGCTGTACAGTTGCGCCAGTTTCCTTATTAACGAACTTACCAGGAGCGCGTGACCAGTAAAGGTTAGCACCATTGGCATTCGTAAGAAGATCACCAAGTATCTCTCTATCAAGCTCTAAGGCAATCTGCTCGGAAAGGATCTGTGTAAGCTCAACCTCAGCGTCTAGACTGTGATAGGCATTTAAATCCTGTGCAAGCTCTGGTGACCATCGTGCTCTTAACTTACGTGTAACAGCCGTAACTGCAATTGACTCAATCTTGATATCAATCTCAGGAATAGCTGGTGAAGGGTTTGTACCAAAATCTGATTCGAAACTAGGAACGACGAGTGTATCGGCGGCCCCGGAGGCTGAATCAAGAACTGGTGACTTGACGAATGAAACGCCAAAACTATCATCTGCATCAGACCAACGTGTGCCTGAACACACTAACAAGACGTGAGCATTACCAGTTGAAGTCGTTGCTAACGGTGCAGCAACAGGGGCATTTGTACCATCCCATGTAACAAGTTGATTTAATCTACGTATGTTGTAGACGCTTCCACCTTGAATTGCGGCAGGAATCTTAGCCAAGTCGTTATTTTGACCAAGAGGACCACCGGTACCTGATACCTGTAAACCAACATCTTTTATCATCGTTGCATCAACGCTAGGAAAGTTTGCTGCCGTAAACGGCACAGCCGCAAAAACGAACTTACCCTCTTCACTCTCAATCAAGTTTGTGATTTGAGGATCAAACTGTAAAAGCTTTCCATCAGTACCGGTAGCATGACATTGAACGGTTACAGCTGCGTTATTACCAGATAATGTAGCCGATGAAGAACCACCGAATGCAAAAATCTTTGTAGTCTGAACAATTGATACATCTTTTGATGAATGTCGACGGGAATAACCAGCACCAGCCAAGTCAGCCTGTCCACCTGTACCCAAAGATCCTGACTGTACGCCTCTACCGGTGGGGTTATTATAAATTGATTCGCCGGCCTTATATGCACCGGAACCATCAACATTTGTACCACCAGCCTGTGTGGTTCCGTACGTATAATCAAGATAGAATAAGAGGCCTGAAGGAAGACTCATTGGCTGAATTGAGACAAGCTCATTAGCAACGAGGCCACCGAAGACCCTACGAACAATTGGAAAGGCGATATTCGTGAAACCACGAATGTCAGCATTACCGGCCGTACCTGATCCCAGGTCACTAGCCTCTTTTAACATTTGCGCTGCCTGGTTCTCAAGCATACGCGCCATATTTTCGCGACCGGTTCCCTCGAGTCCTCGAAGAAGGCCGGTGCGTGTCCATTTTTCAACTAGGTGACGGTTCTGGGTGCCGAGATGGCGCTGCCTGATGCCCTCCGTCAACTGCTGAAGTGAGAATGTATTTGCCATTTTTTTTATTACTCCTTAAGTTAATGGTTTAGTTATTCTCGAGCCCTGCAAGTACAGCCCAACGATCTTTCTCTCCAACTCCATTATTGGCCGGCTGTGCCGTCCGGGTTGGAACCGAGGAAGAACCCCTAGCTCTAACAACTCCTTCACTCAAGCGACCAGATGATCTACCTCGTTTATTAAGTGAAGTCGTTAGACTCTTATATAGTAGCTTAGCTTCACGGAGCGTCTT